ATATTTTGCGCAGCTTTTTGTCCTAACCTGTCTAAACCTGTAGGTATTTGGTTAGGTGGTATTTTTGCTGGTGGGGTAGACCCACGATTAAACTCTAATACAAGACCAGTTTCTGCACCATGTTCTTCTAAATCATCTGCTGTCATACCAGAAAGAGAACCGTTCTCTACGATCCAACCACTGTTAGCTGTTGTATTTACTATATGTAACTCTTGAGAAGTTATTTTATTTAACTGCTCTTGTGGGGAGAGTAAGTTTCGGACCATACCAAATGGGTTTCCTCTTCTAAAATATGGGAAATAAGGTACGAGAGTAAAATGTGCGTAAGGAGACCAATCATCGAACAAAACTACGGTATCCGCGGTCACGGTCCAACGGACCTTTCGCATTTTTTTCTCCATAATTTCTAAACCAAAAGTATCTGCAAACTGTTCTCTTTTCTTTTTAGTCCAATTATACGGAACTTCTCTTTTGTCTCCTGTTATAGGATCTACATAAAAAATGCAGTCTTTTAATCTATAATATTGTCTTTCGATAACCCTAATAGACCTAAGCATTCGTGCATTTTCTGGATCGCCTGGATACTGTTGTCCGTAGTTATATTCGTCAGTATCTCCGAATCTTTCTTCTTCAAACTCCATAGAGTCAGCACCTAAAGTAGTACCGGTTTCGGCCAACATACGTAACTGATCAGCTTGCTTTTGTCCGTAGACTTCTTCTATCTCATCGACACTCATCCACTTGGTTTCAAATATTTCATTCCAAGTTCTCGGATCATAATGTTTTGCATCTGGGTCAATTAAAACATCTAAAGGGTCTTTAGCTTCTATTCGCACTTCCCCTTGTACATGATCTGAAAAATCTATACGAACATCAAACCAGCCTCTATCTTGAATAAGGCCATCTGAAAATACTTGCTGTTCTACCCAGTCTAATTTGTTGTTATCCGCTATTTGTGCGTAAACTTGTGTTAGTACATCAGCTATTTCTTGGTTGCCGCCGCCTCTGGGTTTAAATTGTATATCTGCTTTTTTTGTACTTTGCTCTGCAAGCACTGCATTAATAGTAGGCAATATAGTATTAATAGTTAGAGCTGGTCGCCCCTGGTCATCGAGCTGCTGCATGTCAAACTCATCCCACTGATCTCCACGATAATACATGTCACATTTTTTTGCTAAATGCATGTATTCTTCATGCCCATGATCACGAGCACGTGTGTAAGCGTTCCATTGGGTTTTTGCAAGCGTTAGCTGCTCGGCTTTTGTTAAATTAGTTTTTGGTTTTTTACTATATGCCATATTACGCACTCATTGCCGATTTCTTTTTCGGCCCTTTTGCAATTAATTCTAACCTATCTCTCCACGAAGGTACATGCTCTGGTGCTTCGTAAAAAGTTGCGTACTCTGTCATCATTAAACCAACCCAGGCCAAAGCATCAACTTGGTCATCATGCACGCCATTAGGAAAACGCAAAAGTTCAGCCACAAGAGGCCCGGTCCAGACTGCATCTTCAGGGACAAAAACTCTACCCTGTTGCATCCTACCTTGAATAGCTCTAGCTCTTGCTTCTTTGTCACGTCTCCCTACTTTTAAATCTTTAAAATATGCAGAATGTAATCTACGTTCTGCCACACGTTTCTCTAAGAAAGGACCGATGGCCATTTCTATATGTCCACGTTCTATTCCTACTATACCAGGTCTCCACTGTTCGTAGAAATCTAATATTTTTTCGACTAATTCAAAACCGTCGTACTTACCACGGATTATATCGACCACGAACATATTATCGTACTCGTCAATACCTACCATTATGCCAACAGAATAGTCATTTCTGTCTCTTTGCCCAATAGCTAAATCCCATGCGCAATAATAACGCATCTTATCATAGTCTATATCAGCTGGGTCATAATATTGAATCATGTCCCTAGTAAAATAATCACCTTCATCTGATACTGGGTTTTGTTGATACAAAGCAGTCCAGTCTCTAGGACCTATAGCTTTTTGTATCATCTCTAATGCTTCTACGCTGTATCGTTCGGGATGCAGCGGTTCGCCCGTTGCACGAAACTCTTCATCTTCTTCTGCAATGGCTGGATATTTAACTACTTCCCAATCATCCGCACCATTTTCACTAGCAGTCAACAGGCGTCCGGCTAGATCATCATCGTGCCATCTTGTTAAAATAACCAAGATACCTCCGCCTGGAGCAAGACGGGTATAAGCAGTAGAAGTGTACCAATCCCAGGTAGCTTCTCTATTGTTTTCTGATTCTGCATCTTCTCTGTTTTTTACCGGGTCGTCGATTAATAATATGTGCGCACCTTTACCTGTGATACCACCACCGACACCAGCTGCTACATAACCACCGCCCTCGGTTGTTTGCCAGGACTCTACAGACTGTGAATCTTTGTCTAATTTAGTAGATTCAAAAACTTTTTTATAGTTTGGCTCTCTGAGCACTTGTCTAACTTTTCTAGAAAAACTCATAGCTAACGAACCTGAGTATGAACAGCTGATAAACTCATGTCCGGGGTTACGTCCGAGGTGCCAAGCAGGAAAGGCAATACTTGCAAGGGTAGATTTACCATGACGAGGGGGCATAAACAGCATAAGTCTTGGGGATTTCTTATCTGACACGTCTTGACTAAATTTTTCTAGCCTATTGCATATATCTTTGTGCACCCAACCCGCTTGGTAGTCTGGATTAAATTTTTCAACGAACGGCAACATGCGTTTTCTGGATAAAATACGCTTTGCCAGCTCTTGTTCTGCACGAATTTGGGCATTTTGTTCTTTTTTTGATACTTTTTCTTGTTTTTGGGGTTGAGGAAGCTGTTCTGCCTCGTCTGCGGCGCAATATACGCACAAACCTTTAGGTAAAACTAGGTTATCTGCTAATAATTTCTTGCATTTATAGCATTCTATCTTAATTTGATCTGTCACTAGTTAGCATTTCCATCTTCTTCTAGCTTGTCTAATTCTAGAATTAGGGTTATTCCTTGTTTTCGCCGAACTTCTCTTTAATTGGCCTAAAGATCTTGCGCAATATGACTTTCTTCGCTTCGCAGCCTTAGAACCTTTCTTAACTTTACCAGTAACAGCAGTCTTTAACTTAGAACCGGGGTTCGCGCGCCTATACGCAGCCACGCCTTTTTTGGTCATACCGGCACCAGATTTGGTTTTTCGGTAATTACCGCCTTTTCCTGTTGTTCTTCGTATTGGATTTTCTTTTTTTCTTGGCATAAGTTCTCACATTTGTTGGCTTTCCACCCACTCCTTGCGCTTTAGCTCGTTTTCTTTTTACTGCGCTCCTTTTCTGAGCTGCAGTCATACTGGCAGCTTTAGACTTTGGTACGCATTTTGGGTAGCCTTTGCGTTTTGTCGACGCTTTCTTTCTACCGCAAGGTGCATGTCCACCACCTTTCTTTTTTCTACCTATATCAACCCACTCTTCTTTGAACCATTTTGTTAGTCCGCCTTTGGGTTTAGAAGTGGCCACTACCTATAGCCTCCACCCCTTGCTTTATAAGTTTTTGTTAACCAGCCAGATGCATATGCAGATGGCCAAACTTTATATTTTCTTTTAGCTTCTGCTTTTACTCTAGCGTACAGAGCCGGGTTAGTCGGCTTTGCACCACTTTTCTTTTTAGTAACTTTTCTTTTTGCCGCCACGATAATTCTTTTTGGTTGTACCTTTAGATTTCTTTTTACCAGACATCTTCATTTTTTTGCCGGGCTTCTCGTTTATATAACAATGCATTACTTACCTCTCTTTTTTGGAATGACTCCCCTACCCATGAGAATGTCTTTCTTTGTTACCTTACCATCTCCAGAATAATCTGGAAACTTTTTCATTTTAGAAACTTTACGTTTCTTTTTTCGAGCTTGTGCAGCTTGTGCATATTTAGTCATTAGTACCTCCTTGGGGTTCTAGATATTTTGTATCTACTCCAGCCAACTTTAACAACTCGGAATCAGACATTCGTTCTAGCTGCTGAATTTTATCTACATTAATATTAACTTGGGTTGCTTGCTCTGGGGCAAATAGACCGTGGAGCTTGCACAACGAATCGACAACATTTTTTTCTTCAGTCGCGGTCGCCGATTTACGATGCGCTTCTAGATATAATTGGGTCGCGGTATTCCTATCGAACTTAACTTCTTCGCGCATCTCTTCTCTTAGGTACTCGATGGCTTGCATAATCTTTGGTCGCTTAAAAGCTTCGTACACGGAATCTTGGTTCCTGTACCCCGCTGCACGGCCCGCTGCCGCTTTGCTCATGCCACGTAAAAAATACAAAATTAATCTTTCTTCTTGGACCGAAAGCTCGGATAACTTTACACCCGCGTACGGAAAATGTGATTGGAGTTCCAATCTATCTTGTTCGGTGACCGTGGTCGATTGATCTGCAACTAGGCTCATACTCGTAAGCATAGCTTATTTGTGGATATCTTGTAAATTTTTTGTGGAAAAATTTTTTTTGAAAAAAATGAAATATATCGCTGAGACATCTTCTCCTTCTATCACCAGACACCCAACCCCGACCCTTTTCACTTTGTCGATTGACTTTTGTCATTTCAACTTTTGGAACCTTGTATTGGTTTTTCGCTCGCTCAGATTAACTTCGCTCGCTACCGCTCGTCGGCTGTCGCCCTCCTCCTCGCTCCTGGTAACACTCCGCTCGACTTCGTCTCTCGCTCCGTCGTTTGTTTATATCAGCGCCCGTGTACCACGGTCACTGTTATTTACTTATGTATATTCGTTAATACAATTAATTATAGGAGGTTATTATGAATATTATGTACGCAATTGGTAACATTACAGGTAAGACTACGAAGTTAATCTGGGGAGCAACTACAACTACAACCGGCTCAGCTGTTCGTGGTTTCAAAGATGCATTCGCTAAGCCAGAGATTATTACTCCGGCACCGGACCTAGAACCTGTGACTATTAACCCACATCCTAAGACACCTGTTCAAGGTGAGTTTGAGTTTAAAAATGTTTAGGCTGTGGCATCACATCTACATGAGAGAGAACCCTGTCAAGGGTTTTCTCTTATATCTTCTTCTTTACCCTTTGACATTTGTCTTCGGTCTTATCTTATTCCCTATCGTCCTTGTCTGGACTATCTACCATCACTTCAAATATCGAAACTCTATAGGGGGCTAACCACCCCCTCCCTACTACTATCATCAAGGTGCGCGAGCTAATGCGAGCGCATGCATGTCTCATGCAAACTTGGTTCCTTCGGTTCCACGGATATATGCCGATGTGGAACCATGTCGTGGAACCACGACGAAGGCGCATGCTTATGCGGTCTCGCGACGGGCCAACATGCTGTTGGTTCCGTTGTTCCACGTAGAACAAAACCTAGTTTTGTAACGGACCACGAACCACGGTTAAAGAATAAAGATTATCTTAACCTAGAACTAGTGGAACCAGTGGAACCAAACCTATAACCACGCATCCTTATCAGGTTTATCGTGTTCCATGAATCGTGGAACCAAGTGGAACCAGTGGAACCACAGGTAGCTCATTCTGCGCTACCTGATATTTACTTGATTATATTAACTATTATGGAGATTAATTATGAATATATGGTATGGAACTAATGAGAACGCTTGGCTAAGTAATTTAGCTGAGCGTAGGTTTAAAGATGGTGCTGGTAGAGAGTATGTAAGTGTTGAGCATGCTTACCAAACCTGGAAAGGTGGAGATTTTGATGAGTATATCTATTCTAAACCTTGGCAACCTGGTTCTAAGTTTATCGGTAGATTTACTAAGAAAGCTAATAACTGGAATATTGAGCTTATGGAAAGTTTGATATTGGCTTCGTTTAAGCAAAACTTTGGCTTATGGAAAACGCTCTGTCTGACGGATGGAGGTTTTACCCATACCCAAGATAAAGGTATATGGAAGCGTGAGTTTCCTAGAATCCTTGAAGATGTACGTCGTAAAGGATTTGACGCCGAACGAGATGACTACCCTGTGTAGTCTCTCGCTAAACGCTTTCACCATACTGGTGCAAGCGATATTTATTTATGTGAGTTTGATACGGGTGTATCGAGCCACTTAATTTTACTTACCTAGGAGGTAATTATGTTGTATTCA